TCGGATTGCCGTTTAGCTTCGGCAGAAGCGAATTTCTTTTTGCCCTTCTTTTTGCCACTAGTACTTAACCATGGGCCTTCTAAATGCATACTCAAAATAAATCTCCAAAAGTTATAACAATGCTAATAGTATAGCATCACTTTTGGAGACTGTCAACTCAGTTTGGAACTAAAACTATTTTAGTCTGATTAGTCTGCGGATCAATCATTTGTTGCCAATGATACCCAACTGGAGGGGCTTGAACTGTCGGTTGAGTATATACCACGCTAGGTTGTACATACACAGGTTGTTGTTCAACAATTACTGTATTAGGACGACTTAACTCGTATCCAATTACTCCACCAATTAATGCTGGAGCAACCCAACTTCCACCGCATCCATAACAACCACCACGATAATATCCACCATGATGATGCCATTGTGCGCTAGCCGAACCTGCAATTGCCAACAATGACAAAGCTAAAAATAACTTTTTCATATTATACTCCTTTAAGCGTATACTAATATAACGCCTTAGACTAATATTTAGTTGACTTATTTTACTTCTTTACGAGCGTTCTTAACGGCTGTTACATCGTTACGAGTTTCTTTGCACAACTTAGCCAAATCTTGACAATGCTTACGAACGCGAGTACCTGCGGCACCTACTTCTTTATCGTAAAACTTTTCAAAGTCTGCTTCCATTGCTTCGATGATTGCAGTGAATTCTGCGAATTTATTTGTAGCCATTTTTATTCCTTTAATGTGAGTACAGAGTACTTATAACTAGTGTAGCACTGCTAAAAATAAAAGTCAACCGCAATTGGCATTACCGGATCCAGGCCCAGCAGTTGACCCATCAATTCTAGCATCACCAACACGATGCACAGCTAGACCATTTATAAACACAGTGCTACTTCCGGCAGCCGCAGTTTGATTTGCGGCAATGCCCTGCGGGTGGCCTCGACGATTTTGATTATATAAATCATCATTTTCATTACTGCCTGTTTGGCCTACTAGTGCAACACCTTTGCCGTTGACTAATACGTTGGTAGACAACCCTTTATCAAAAGGGGCGCCTCCGTGTACATTTGTGTCGCCGGCTAAAGAGATTGCGGCCATTATACTAGCTTAATACCAGTTGTTTGCTGGATATAAGTGTCTCTAGCTTCTTTTACTGTAGGTGCTAGTACCATAATTGAATTACGATTGATAGCTACATCAGCTTCTGGATCAGTAGTAAACAAGAATGGAACTAGCCCAATTCCTTTTTCAGTTGCTGTTAAACATAATGGCTTGCTAACTTTAATGTTCATCGGGCCTTCTTCAACTAACTTAGCAACGATTTCTTCACCTGCTGTAGTTTTGATTGTAACTACTTCGCCTTCGGCGATACCTTTATTGATTAACATATTATACCTTTTCGAAATGTTTCTTGAGTTCTGTAAACCCACCAATGTAATTATCATCTAAGAAAATTTGTGGTAAAGTTCTGGCTGTAGGTACAGCTTCTAATAGTTGTTCTTTAGTCCAATCTTCTTGAACATTTCTTTCTTCATATTCAATGCCTTTCATTTCGAGTAGGGCTTTAGCCTGTACGCAAAATGGGCAAGAGTTCTTACTCCACACGACTGCTTTCATTCTGTCCTTTTTCTTAAAAATTAAATCCCAATTGCTTTCAAACGTTTTATGATCAACACTGAAAGGTCTGGGGGCACTTCCTTTTCCCGACATGTCATCTCCTAGGTTTAAAATGAAACACACCACCATTGGGTGCGTTCTTAGTATTATATATACTTATTAAGTTAAGTCCATGCATTCCGGCTAACATGATTAGTTTAGGATCTTTGTTAACTTCAATAATATAAAGATCAGCATCATCTGTTAGATGCGCATTTATATTTTTATAAAATTCTCTATGAATGGCAAAATCTTGATCTACCAATATACGTAGCATATTTGGATCTGGATAATCCTTACTTGTTGCAACTTCATCAAATGTCCAGGGAGGGTTTGCAACAACTAAGTCCCAAATTTCTTCTTCAGGTAAGTTCTCAATTGCAGGACTTACATAACCTGTGATCTTGTCAGTTAAATTATTATTAGATGCAGTATTATAGCAATCTTGTATAGCTACATCATAGTAATCAGAAAACACCATATGATCGCATAATCCCAATCCTAATACTTCGAATCCAATAACTCCGAAACCAGCACACCATTCAAATCCGCGATCGTACTTTTCCTTGCCAGAATTTCTAATAGCTTTTATAATATTGGTTTTATAGTTTAAGCCGCCGCCGTCGAGATGTGCGGGAGAGTTAATCTTTATACCACAGTCTAAAGTAATGTCAAGAGGAGTCCAGTCTTTCTCATAATCCAATGACATTAATTTCATAGTGATGGTAATGCTTCGTAATCTATGCCCTCTCCCATAACACCAATAACATAGTTTGTTGACTCATTTTCTTGTAGAGCTGTTTGTTTTTTGCTTGTGTCGCTATGTTTATTAAACCACGGAATTGGCGTACTGCGTGGAGCGGCCTGTTGATACTTGATGCCGATATCTTTCAATGCGGCTACTGCTGTATAGTCAACAAAGTCTTTTAGAATATTAGCATTAAGACCGATCACTGGTCCCTTCTTAAACAAGTAGTCTGCCCATTCTTTTTCTTCACGAATAACATCTGTGTACATGGTGTAGACTTCTGCTTCACATTCAATTTTAGCATTGGCAAATCTTTCATCTTCTTTGACCACTTGATTAATCAAGTAAGCAGTCCAACCTTTGTGTAACAGTTCATCTTGTAGAATTAAACTAATAATGTTTCCATTGCCGATAAAGATCTTGTTTTCTACCATAGCAAGAGAAGTTGCAAATGACACCATGAAGCGGAAGGCTTCGAGGGCATAGCTTGCATTAAGAGCCAACCAAATAGCTTTGATATGTGTCTGTTCATTGATCTTCTCTCCAGATTCTTTTCGACAATTAATAAGATGTAATGCATCATAGTAGTTGCCTACACTTGACGCCATGCTAACAATCTCTTCTGTATCATGGATAGTGTTGAACACATCCTTAGGCACATTGTAGATGTTACGGATTATGTGACTGTAGCTCTTGCTGTGGATGTTGGTTTCAAAGAAGCCCCAGTTATACATAAGGGCTTCAACTTCTGGTAGTGAGCATACAGGAGTAAACACTTGCGTTGGGCCGCGTCCTTGTAAACTATCTAAAGCCGTTTGACGTAGCAAGTTGCTGGTAAAGATATGTTTAATAGCTTCACTTGCATCTTTAAAATCGTTAGCATCTTTGCTAAGACTAATTTCTTCTGGTTGCCAAAAGAAGCCACGTGCAGTAGCTTCAAAGTCTGCAATCTTTTTGTATTTTACTTCTTCAAAACGTTGGATAGTAACTGGTCCTGCTGGATCCAGAAACATCTTACGATTCAAATAGTCTGTTTTAGTTTTTAAGTTGTATTGTGCTTGACTCATTTTAATATTTTCCTGATGCAAGTACTATCTTGCAAATGTGTTCTAATCTTTCTATGTGTTCGTAGGCACGCCATGGGCTTGTATCGATAGCTACTACTCCGTGACCTTTGATACCTACAATATCGTATGCAATATTGCCATCTCTATCTAATTTCAAATTCTTGTGACACTCATCGGCTAGCTCTTGACTGATTGGCGGAACATCGGGCACGTTAGGTGCTACCTTTGTATAGCGATTAAGTTCTGGAAAGGCATCACTGATCGTACTAAGGTCAATACCGGCATGCATGGCGGCTATGCAATAAGTAGGATGTACATGTACAACTACACGCACTTCATCTTTATGCTGGCCCATTTCGCGTTGTAGACCAAAGTGCAATGGGATCTCGCCACTAGGTACTAGATTCTTACTGATATCAGTATAAGGCAAGTCTCTCCAGTTATAGTTAAAACTAGCACTACCATAACCGCTTTGAATACTCTTATCAATACTAATCTTCTTGAACTGATCAGGTTGCATGGTCTGTTTGCGCACACCACTAGGGGTGATATAAAAGTGATCACGGTCGTGGTGACGAATACTTACATTGCCGTCACGACTAGTAATCCAATTGCGCTTGTATGCGTCAACTAGTATATCACAAATAGTTTCTAACATTCTTCTGGATCCTCAAATTCAATTACTAGTGCGTTGTCTTGATCTATCCATACTCGAAGCACATCATCTGCTGATAGCGCCTGAAGCACAGATTCCTTTGCTTCTTCTTCTATCTCATAATCTTCTGGTATTCCGTAGTATGTACGCCAGCATCGAAGTTCTTCATCTATAGTACTCATAGTTCATTAGTTATTAGTTTACCTGTACTGTAGTTATCTATTGCATTTTGAATCCAATTGAAAACAATTTCATTCTTTTTTTCGCCACCTAAATGATTCCAATCTGGATCATTCAACACCGACCCGCCATTGATATTTCCGTCTAAACTAGAAACTAAACTCAGTGCTGGCCTAATTTCTAAACCATTTTTCCATCGATAATGATATTCGGCAGTGTATCTCCACATGTGGTGGAAACTCCATAGATGAATAATTTTTGTTTCTTTTGGAAATAATGGTAAAATAGTGTTATCAAAATATGACAGCACTCCTTTAGTCTGAAGTTCTACCAACTCATCAGAATACAAATATCTAAAATACTGTCTAGCCGCATCCCATTCTGGACCAGTATTAGATTCAGACATAACTTGTGAAAAACACATATGTCGAATATCTGGATGAAACAATCGATCTTTTGAAGTCCATACAAACACACAAACATCTGGGATTCGTTTCTCCTGTATAAACGGAGTAAGTTGAATTAAAATTGAATCATATATAGAACTTCCACCTTGCCCTATATTGACTATCTCTGCTTGATAATGCTTTTGTATTTTTTTAATATAAGTTTCATAGGTTGGCCATATATCGTTGGTAGGCCAACCACCCCAGTCTTTATCTAACGTGGCGCAAAAGCTATCTCCAAAAAAACCTATCTTCATAGTTTGCATGATTCACAATCATCTTCATTATCAAAGTCAATTGGCTCTAACATTGTAGGTGCATCTTCAGCAACGGCTTTACTACCAGCTTTGTT